CGTACCTTCTAGCCCAGTGACAGGCACATTTGCACCCGCGCTGACTGTTGCTGTGCCAACGGCTCCAGTTCCTGCCACGCCCGTAGGTGTGACGTTTGCTGCGGCAATTACTGTAGTAGAGCCAACCTCACCAGTGCCAGAGACACCAGTTACCGATGTGTTGGCTGCGGCGTTAACTGTAACAGAACCAACAGAACCCGTCGCGGACAATCCCGTGACAGGCACATTTGCTTCTGCAACTACACTAACGGAGCCTACAGCGCCTACAAGCTGGGGAAAATTATTGCTGCCCCAGCCCAACTCGCCCCAAGTGCCACGGCCCCAGCCGCTTATTGGAACGATGACGTCTGTCATTAGGCTATCCGAATGATGGCGTTACTTGCGTCCGCTGTTGGGAATACAATTGTAAAGTCACCTGCGGTAGACGTTTTGTCGGCACCAAAATCTAGCACCACTACCGATGGATCACCTGACGCACTGTCATTAAAGATCAACGCGCCACGGGCTGTAATCGTTGCCGTGCTAAAGGTCAAATCATCAAAGTCGGTAAAGGCTGTTGTGCCGCTCGACGTTGGATCTACACGAGTAAGCGCACCACCTTTTGCAGTGTATCCAGTTCCAGATACCTCGTTTGTTGCTGTGTATGCTGTTGTCGCCGCAGTGAATGAGGCATTGTTGTCATACAAAGCAAGGTTAAAGGTGCTACCACCTGAGTTTTTAAAGTTGTGAACAGCCTCAAGAAGCTCCTTCTTAAAGCTCGTGCACATGAAGTTACCAGTAAAGGCCATGTCACATTCTCCTTATGAGTTCAGCAAGGTCAGGGTGCCCCGCATCTTTGATTGCATTATATACAGTAGTTCGATCACTTTTAACAGCTTCGCGTAAATAGAACCCGACTAACTGTACAATACGCTTCTGAAAAGCACGGGCTTGCGCCTGTATTGCAGGATGTGCTTCATCCGAGACCGAAATAATTTTTTCTGCACACCGTTCTGCTATTTCTTCTGGCGTAAAGCCACGGTTCTGAGTGGTGTGTACCTCTACCTTAAAATCTTTAGGTAAATCTATATTTAACTCTGGAATCATGTGCGGGGTTTCCTAATCGGGCCGTAGCGATACTCATCCATAGTTTCTTGAGCTTCACCAAGGTTTTTGAGTCTTGCAATCCCTTCAGCCAAACGTTGGTTGTACATTTGCATCAAGTTAGGGTCGCCTTTCATATAGATATACGCCTCGACTAAAGAAGCATATAACAACGTAATCTCCGCATTTTCACTAAGCCAGCTTGTACCACTGTCGGCACCCGCTGTTAATGAAGCAGGGCGATACAAATAGTGAATATCCGTTGTGTAGTTTGCATCAGGTGTTGGAGCCAAGATAAAGTTACTTACATCAAACTGGGCGTAATATTTAGGTTGTCCCGTGGTTGTTGCGTCAGGTGTATAAGTTTGCACAAAGTCTAAGTCTTTAAAAAGCAAAAACTCTTTTGCGCCACCAACATCGATACTCAAAGAAAAAGGCGCTAGGAAATCTGTGGGCGCACCAAGATACTGATTGCCACTCGTCATGGCACCGCCTTGGTTCTTTTGAAACAGATTAAGCTGAACGCTTTTTAGTATGCGCTCTTCTGCCAATCGAATAAACAAAGGCAGGTTGTTTACAAAACTTGTTTCGTCGTTCTCTGTGTAATCCTGAATGGCTGTCTTCAATTCGCCGTATGTCATAGTCATGTCGTCACCGTAACGCTACCGACCTTGCCTATTGCTCGAACACGCTCCAACGTAGGTGCTTCGACGGTCGGGATGTCAACATACACCTGTAATGACTCAGCCTGATCTGGACGCGGGTTACGCAATGCCTGTGGATCAGGAGAAGCCTTGGGCGGAAATAACTGTGGATGCTTCGGATCAAACTCATCAGGACCGACTTTCGCACCAGTCCACTCTACCTTCATCTCACGAAGACGGTAGCGACGGCCCGATCTGTCCGATATTCCCCATGCATGTTTGCCCGAAGCGTATGCCATTAGACCCTCAAATACTGTATGCTAGGCTGCAACTTCAACGGAACGCGGTCTTCGTCCTCGTCCGCCGCACGTTGGAACTCTTCTTCGTACACAGACTTTAACAACTGTATGCGCTCTGGAGCCCGTTTCATCGCGATGTAATAGGCTAACCCCGCCACCATACAAGGATAAAAACGAAAAGGCATATCAGTAGTATTAACAAGGGCATCAGCATCTTCAATCCGTTGCACGTAGTAGTACACAATCTGGTCAGTTGAGTTCTCAGGTACAGCCCACAGATTGATAACAGGCTGAATTTGCTTATTGAACCAAAACTGGCTCGGCCTACCTTGAGTGGTCTTGTCTGGTAAAGTAACGTATTCACCACGACTAATTCGTTCAATCTCATAGTCAGTGCCGTTTCTACGCAACACCATCTCTAAAATATCTACGACATCCGCTCCCAACGTAACTGTTGCCGTGCCCTGAACAAGCGTTGCCGTACCTTGCTTCACTGTCCACAGATTTACACCACGGTTTGCCCAGTCTGCAAACATCAGGTTCAAAGACCGACGTGCAGTTCGTGCATCATAGCCCGTGCGAACTTCGAGGCCACAGCGTTCATACGCTTCCTCGATGATCTCGCCTACGTCTAAATTAAAGTCTCTTGAACCTGAAGTAGCCATGTTTTTAACTCATATGTGGGTTTTGATTTGTTTTAACCTTAACGCAGCCACCGTTGGCATATCCAACTTTGCCTCCACGCATCATCTTGACGGGACCTCCACGCATCATCTTAACTTTACCACCTCGCATCATGCCCTGAACACCTCGACCTTTCAGAATGTCTGCTTGCGTGACTTTACCGTCCCCAGTTAAATCGGGAAATTTTTTACCTGGCATTTTATATACTCCTGTTTCTACGGCCTAAGATGTGCCGTTCATAATCTTGAGGGTCATAGTTCGTATAATACCCTAGTTTTTCCAACTTTGCAGCAGCGTTTTCTAATTCCGACCAACGCTGTATAAAAACAATAGCATGTTCCCGTAAGTAAGACAGTAACCATATGTCTATTCCTGCTGACGCAAAAAACCTATTCAACGCCATGCACTCTTGTTCTAACTGATCATAATCGTAATCATAGTCATAATCAAAAACCATCGTGACTTTATAACCAGTATTAAAAAACCTAGACGATTCCGTTAGTACATCAGGCCATAGATCATCTGACACTATAAACTTTACTTCACGGTTTTCATAAGCTGGCAAAGCAAAAGGACAGGCCGCTACACCGTTGTTGTGTGCGGTGGGTTTTGCTAACTCTTCTGCCCACTCTCGTATCAAAACACCCTTACCAATCCGCCGTCGGCTTTTTTGTTCTTCCAACTTATCCGTTTGGACGACTTTTTCTTTTTTGCTGCTGATGTACATTGCGCCATCGTCGGACGACAAGCTGGATAACTCCGACGCTTTTCTCCCTTTTGACGACCACAAGGCTTTCCAGTTTTGCAGTCTACCCAACCTTTGCCATCGTTTTTTGAAAACCATTCCCGAAGAGAGTTTTTCTTTTTCTTTGCCATCAGAAAGTCCTCGTGCTTTTACGCCTGCTTTCCTCCACGCAGCCGCAGCCCGATGCAATAATTCCACCATTCTTATATCGATTACGAGCAGGACGTTTGGGATTATCTACTGATGCAATTAAACCACCGTCAGCTTTCTTTGTCTTATTCCCCCAATTTTTTGCCCCAACTTTTCTGCATTTAGAAAGTGCCCCTGAAGCGTATGCGCTGGGCCAAACCTTGTATCGGCTTTTTACTTTGTGGTAACACGCGTCTTTTTTTGTTTTTGACTTTTTTGCCATTAGTCTTCACCTCTGGAGGCTTGGAGATTTGAAAGGGCATCTGTCCACGACTGATCATAACTTGCTTGCCTTTCTGTTAACTGCTCGACCGCTTGAACCAAATGATCTATTTTTACGTCCATAACTTCTGTCCGTTTATCCACGCTAATCAACGTCGAAATCATCCACACAAGACCCGCTGATCCTAAAGTCAGACCAGTTCCCCAAAACAAAAGTTGCACGTTCTTATCCATCTTTACCACATTTTACACGACCAATAACGGGCCGTTAGTTTATCTAAACGTTTAGTATCACAACCGTGACGGGCACGAAATGATTTCCTTCGTTTGGGATTTGACTTCTTAATAGTCATATTGGCATCCCCGAATCTGACGATCTTTTCTTTACCCTTATCACATGCCTTTACAACAAACTTCTTGCCGCCAGACTTCTGACGCTTGGGCTTGTTGCATTTCATCTTGGACTTGTCGATCTTAGCCATCACAAGCTCCCCTCTTCTTTAACTAAAAAACCTTCTCCAAATATTCCCGCCTCGGCTGTTGTACTGTTTGTTTTTGCTTGAAACTCAAGCGTAGTTTTTTCAGAAACCTTAAACGGTAGCACACGCATGATATCCATACGTTGGGCAAAAGTAGTTTCTGCCACATTAAATACACGACCGTCACTGAATGTGTTTTTATTAAGAAAGGTTAGATACTTACTCGCACCACTGGCTGTAGCCGAAAAAGCGTCAATTCTAGATAAGTAAAAACTATGACCTGCGGGAACCGTAAATATTGCTGCTTGATTACGACCAGTCCCCGCTGTGATCTGAGCATAAACGACACTAGAAATCTTTGCTGTAACGTTTCCAGCGCAGTTCCCACTTACTGTAATAAAATCATTAATGGCTTTGAAAGAGTTCGTTGTCGTTATTGTAGTTGTACCATTTAAGGAAACATTTTCTGCAATCTCATTGTAGTCCGCATCCAAACCAATAAGACGAACAATCTGTGTTGTGTCTCCCGCTGCGCTACTAGCAACGTCTAACGGAGAAGCGGTACTTATCAAAGGTAGTGCATTTGTATTTCCCAACTCCCACGGAGTTGTAAAAGATGTTCCTATAGCCGTTGAAAAACCAAAAACATTACGAACACGATGTCCAGGGATTTGCCCCCTGGACACCTGTAGCTCAAATGGCTCAGATGTTCCGACCTGTGAAATGGAACGGAGATCATATGCCATCGGACCCTCCTACGAAAGGATGATCGTTAGTTCATTAGCCGATCCTGTAAACGCTGAGACATAAACACCGCTACTTGCAATGATGCCATCATCAGGAATATTCATTACATGATGGCCTGTAGGAAACTTTTGCGTAAGCAAAGTATCCCCGCTTGCACTTCCGTTTTTCAACGTGAAAGCACCCGCAGCCGCCGCGTAAATTACAACCTGACGTAAACGTGACCGAGATGGACCGACAACCGCAGCCGTCGTTCCTTGAACCCAATTATACGCTGTTACTGGACCAGCCATGAGTCACCCCCTATTAAGCGAGGTTATTGTTTTGCTGATACAGAATAGTAAACCGTACTTCTCCAGCATTAGTTGCCGCTGACGCTGTCACTGTTAGACGAATGTCCGCAGTTCCTGTGTCTTCCCACGCTAACGTTCCACCTGCTTCAGTAGTTGGATATTTACGACCTGCTGTTGTACCGCTTGCAAAAGTATTTAAGATTGAGGTCGCACCGCCTACTGTGTCTCCAACACTTAGATTTGTTGTTGCGTTAGCCGCTGTAATCACATCGAT